CTTCTTTGAAGGAGTAGTTGATAAAATTTGTAGCGTAAGAAAGTCCTACTGCAATCTTCCGTATACTATCACCTAGGTAGTTTGTTATTACATCAGAATCATAGTATTGTCTTATAGCTTCTTCAAATTCTCTACCGTTAACATAATGATCTTCTTCTCCTACGGTCGTCTTTTTCTTTTTTCTCTTCCTAGGAGGCGAAGCAGCGGTAACTTCGCTTCCCTCTTTTAATACTTCTACTACTTCGTCTTCACTATTCGTTGATGACTGTTTTTTGGTATGGGATTTTTTCTTGTTCATAAAATTCTATTCTTTTCTCACCGTGCTTACTACTGTATTGTAGTTGATCGTGTATGTCGACGATGTGAAGCATCTTTTTGTCTTTGTGTAATCTTAGACCTCTACCTATGCTTTGTAAGATTTTAATCTTAGCTTTACCACCGCCTGCAAATACTATATAGTGTAGGTTCTTTATATCAATACCTGTTGAAAATATTTTAGAGATTGCAACACATATAACGTTATCTTTGTGTTCCATTTTTTTTCTAATATCTTCTCTCACATCTGCATCAACGCTCCCTTGTATGAAATATACTTCCCTATTAGTGTTAGTAGATAAAATTTCTAATAACCTTTCACCGTGCCTGATGTAATCTACCATTATCAATATATTTCTGTTTGCATTTTGGCAAATTTTATTGATTACTTTATTTCTATATTGATTGGTGATAATAAATTCTAATTCGATTCGGTATTTATCTATAATGGAATGAGTGGCAGGTGGCCGCGTCTTGTAATTAATTTCTATAATAGATATTTGAGAGTTTGTTACGAAATTTTGTTTTTTTAATTCATAACTTTTCTTTTCATATAGCAAGGGACCAACTCGACCAATGATATTCCATTTATCTATATTAGACTCTGGCAATGTTCCAGTAAAACCAAACTTAAACGGCGTCTTTACAGTATCTACAATATTGTTAAAATTGTTACCAGTTCGTAGCATATGAACTTCGTCTATAATGAGTAAGTCTATAGACTCCAAAAAAGACAGATCTGTTTTTTTGCTCTGAAGAATGCCTAGATTACATACAATTACATCAGAGGCTAGATTAAGTTCATTGTTACCGGTCCATTTCGAATAGGTAAACGACACACCGTATTCATTAAACTTATCCACGGTCTGTATTACTAGTGATAGTGACGGTACAATGAACACGCATTTGAAACTTTCTTTGTCCTTGTATACTGTGGACCTTAGTTGATTGATTAGTGACGATGTAATTAGTGTTTTACCACCTGCTGTAGCTAGAACTACTGTACCTCTACCGTTTTCTAAACACCTACTTACTACGTCACGCTGGTAATCGTATAGTTTAAGATTTAACTCTGCTATGTTTGATGATAGTTGCTCTGTATCGCCCCAGGTAGTACTGGGTTTTATAACATTAATTAAGCTTTGATTTATTATATACCTCGTTGTAGGGAACTTTTCTTTAATACACTTTATAATTTCACCAGTTAACCCGGGGTGAAACCTGCCAGTACCCGTAATAACATAATTTCTCTGTGGTATAAACCTGTATTTTCTCTGTAAGAATTTTGCAGCTTCGTTTTTCTCAGAAAATACCTCACGTATTTCTTTAAAGACAGAACCTTTTATGATCCCTTTTTGTTTTTTATCGCAATAATCTAACTCTATCATATAGTTTCTAATTGAACGATCTTTACTATATTACCTAAATCATAAGTGTAAGACGAAACCACTTTTTCAGCTTTCTCAAGAAAGTCGATTATTAATTCTTCTTTTTGTATTTCATCAGTTATACCACTTACTGAGTTTATTTCTTCTGCTTTATCTTTTATAAAATTGTCTGACAACTTAACTGGTAATTTATCTCTAACTTGAGGTACTACTTCTTTTAAGAGTTTCTTTTTTTGCTTTTGTAAAGAATTTAATTTATTCTTATGTATGATGAGTCTAGAGACCCACTTTGCCTTAAGCCCTGGAAGTCTAAGGGATGTTTCTCTTAAATTTAATTCATTTACGGTAGTGTCAGCTTTTAATTCGTCTATGTAAGAGTTAATATCCACCCTTTAATTGTATAACTAAGTATTAAATAATCAATAGTGAAGTCTTTTAAAATGTTTATAAAGGAAATGAATGTGTCTGGTGAGGGTGGAGTCTTTGGCTCTGCTGCTACTGGAGAACATGGAGGAAGTTTCGGTAATACGGATTTTTATAACCCTGGTAGTACTATTATTCCTACGTATCTGGGTATGTACAAAAGAGGCGGTAAAGTAAAAGGTAAAAAGGGACGTAGAAAAAGAAGAAAAAGAAGTAATTAATACCAATGGACGTAGGTCACTGGATATTAAACGATAATGTAGCTATAACAGGTAATATTTTTGGCTTCATTTACGAAATAAAAAATTTAAAAACCGGTAGGATGTATATAGGTAGAAAGCAATGCATTAAAAAGGTAAAAAAGAAACCATTAAAGGGTAAGGTCAATAGAAGAATTGAGCAAAAAGAATCAGATTGGAAGACTTATACTGGTTCTTCTAAGGAGTTAAATGAGGATATAGCTAAATTTGGTAAAGATAATTTCGAGTTTAAGATTTTAAAAGTGTGCGGCAGCAAGTGGGAGTTAGGATACGAAGAAATAAAAGAGCAAATCTCTAGGAATGTACTGTTAAGTGACAAGTATTATAACGGTATAATTAATGTGAGAATAGGAAGACCTCCTAAAAATCTTGAAACTCTTATTACCTAGTATATAATTTACTAGTGATAGTTCATATTCAGAGTGAGTACAATTTATGTTATATAAATTGCTCTACTGCAGTAGATTTAGCTTATAAGAATATTTGTAATATAGGTGTATCTGAATTATCTAAGTCAGATTTAAAAAAATTACTATTTCACTTTATAGTAATTGAGCTTTTAAATATTAGTAGGGGTAAAAAATTTACAGAAAAACCAGTGTTTTTCTTATATAAAAAATATTTAACTGAACTACCATATGATGTTATAGAGCAAAGTATTGTTGTTATTAAATTATTTAAAAATTACCTACCCGTACCATTTATAGTACTAGATGACGGTAATGTTTTTAAAAAGAACAAAGGGGAATTAAAAGAGTTGAATGAGAGATTAGTCAATTTTTATATTAAACGTAAACACTGTACTCGAAAATTAAGAAAATTTCTCCAGAAAGAAGAGTTTTATGAACTTATTAATATATTAAAAGACGTTAACAATATTAAAACTATAACAAACTAAATAATAATATGAAAAAATTTATAAAAGAGCTTAATAAAGCCTATAAAAACACTATTTTAGAGCAAGGCCCTGGACCTGCTATGGGAGGATTGGGCGGTGAACCTGCTCCTGGTGGTATGTCAGCGCCACCCCCAGCTGCAGCACCTACACCGGCACCTGCTGCTCCACCTCAAAGTATACCGGGTGAAGAGACTAGCATAGAGGACAATAAGGAGAGAAGTAGTTCAGATGTTTTGTTGATAAGCATGATAGCTAAAGCTCTTCTTATCAATATTGATGACGACGATAAGATTAAAGTTATCAAATATCTTAAAAGTTTAGATAAGAAAAATGCCTCTGAAATAGAAGAGAGTATAGTTAACATGATTAATACATATGACTATCAGAATTTAGATGAAGATCTAGATAAAGATTTTAAGATCTCCCACAAAAAATCTAGAAAAGTACTAAAGTTTTTAGATAAAATTATGTCAGATTACGTTGATACTGGTGTATCTGACAGTAAGGAAGCTTAATTTTTAAGCTTTTCTATATTATCTATAGCGGTCTTAATGACCTCTTCGTTGACGTGCATGTCTTCACCCTTTAGCATGTCTTTTATTCTTGATACTAGCACCATACTGCTGCCTAGATCACCTAAATCCTCTTGACTATTGCTGCAATAGTTCTCAAAGTCATCGTATTCTAACGAATCTCTAACGGTGCAAATATAGTCACATGCTAATGTTATCTTAGCAGCCATCCAAGGCTCTATTTCTTTAGCGTTGTTTAATAGATTTAGTAAACTATTAGAGCTTTTTATGATATTAAATACCTGACTCTTCGACATATCTATTCCTCTTTCACAATAGCTATGATCTTCTTCTTCATCTTCTCTGCTAGGTATTGTAATTGTAGCCACACTAGTCGGTTGCATAGGAGCTGCAGGTAGATCGGTAGTAGCTGGCCCGGGTTCGGAAGCACCTAACATTTCGTTTAATGTAGGTTTGTAAGCTTCATAAATACCTATCAAATCTGATTTTCTGCTCATATAAATACTTATATAAATTAAATGCGTTTTATAGAACTAACAAATTTTTTACTAGATAGTCACGCCTTAGGTTTAATAGAAGACATATTAATACCAGGTATAGGTAAGTTGAAAGCTAAAACAGATACTGGTAATGAGGCACATAACGTACTACATGGTACTGATATAAAGATTTCCGGAAAAGTAGTATATTTTAAATGTCCAAACGGTAATAATGTAAGTTTTCCTTTAAAAGATATAGTAAAAATTCATATAGGCGGTGGTAATATAGATAAAAGACCCGTAATAGCTTGCGACTGTGTAGTTAATAACAAGAAATACAGTAATGTACTGTTTTCTATTACAGACAGAACGAGCAATACCTATAAAGTATTGCTCGGTCAGGACTTTATTAAACTAAACGGTGGTTTAGTTAATGTAACAAAAGAGGACTAATTACCTATTCTTCTGTGCAAACTCAACAAATTTATAAAATTCTGCTCTAGAGTTATCTTCTTTATCTAAGAAAGCTCCGCTCATACGAGCAGTCCTCATAGTTGAGTCGTGTTTAATGCCTCTGTTACTGCAGCAGGTATGATTTGCTTCAATCATAACAGCAACTCCTTCGTTTTTAAGGCAAACACTGTTAATGTAGTCATGGATCTGCATGGTCAAATTCTCTT